ATACAGAGCGATATAGAGCCATTACTTACATACAATATGGAAAGACCAACTAAATTAAGAAGTTGGTGGCAAGACCCACGTCCTATGAAGTCAAGAAGATTTAAATTAGCACACGGAGCATATACAAATGGTAGTTGCCAAGTATGGTCCGACGATCAAGCAGAATGTATATGGGAAGATGTATTAGAACATAAAGAAAAGATTTGGTTTACATATACAGACGGAACAGATAATTATCACTCCTGGAGATGGGGTGACTTTGGTAAAAAATTATGGGATCATTTCCCAGCAGATTATGCTTACTCATATAATCGAGGACGTAGCTGGGACGATGATGATTTAACAACAGAAATCTATAGACCTAATTGTATATTATGCGTATTCAATATAGATTTATTACCGTTTGAGGATGCTACAAGAGGTAAAACTAAGCAGGATAAATTAGTTGACCCTCAGCTACTTAAACATTGGACAGGGGAATAATTGGAGAGTTATCAGAAGAGTTTTTTAAAAACATTATCCTGGAGACTTATAGCAACCTTAACCACTATAATGGTTGCTTGGTTAATTATAGGAGACGTGAGTGCAGCATTAGCAATAGGCGGTGTTGAATTTTTTATTAAAATGATTGTTTATTATTTACACGAGAGAGCATGGAGCAAAGTTGAATGATTTATTATTATTGGAAATTATGGGCAAAATCTTTAGGAGAAAAGGCAAGCGATGATTCTAAAGAGGCAGATATAGTAGCAGGTTTTAGAACAGTAATTGTTCTTGTAAACTTCTTTACTTGTTTCTTTATTATATCAGGAGTATTAAGACACTGGTGAATATCTATACAGTAAAATGGGGCAGTAAATATTCTGCACAGCACGTAGACAAAATCTACGAAGCGTGCAAAGAAAATTTATCTATGGACTTTAAGTTCTATTGCCTAACTGAAAACCCAAAAGGAATTGATAGAGATATTACCGTCATACCACTACCAAAAGGAAACAGATTAAAAAAGTGGTGGAATAAAATGTATCTGTTTGATGATAATGTTGTAAGACAAAAAGGTGAAAATTTATTCTTTGACTTAGATGTTATTATACAAAAGAATATAGATGACATAGCAAACTTTGATCCTGAAGACTGTTTATGTTTTGGTCAGACACATTGGCACGATTTAGACAAAATGAAAAAAGAAACAAGTCATGTGCCTCACAAATACACAGATTTAAATAGCAGTATTTTAAGATGGAATGATAATTTGGATAAGGAAAATATCACTCTATATTTTAAAACACATTTAGAAAAAATACTATGGTACTACCGTGGGATAGATAATTTCTTTATGCACAAGGGTGTAGCAAGAATAAAATACTTTCCTTTAGGTTGGTTTTATAGTTATAATCATGGGTATGTTTATCCTCATGATGTAGAATTACAAGTTTATAGACAAATACCTTATGTTTGTTTATTTGATTCAATGGGAAGAAAAGAAGATGTTAAATTTTAATTTTTTAAATAACTTACAACATTGGGGCGACGGCCTTGCTAAAGTTGAACATGAAATGAAACATAAACACGACGACTTTAGACAGGCTCTAAATCCTAATACAATGGAAGCGGCTATATGGCTAGTCGAAGAACTAAAAAATAGTTTAGATGGCTATATGAAAGAAGAACAATTTAAGGTTCTAGTATTAAATAGTTGGTTAGGTGTACCACTTGTTCCTTTACTATGTGAAAATTTAGATATAGGAGAATTACATTTGGTAGATATAGACAACGAAGCCTTAGAACTTTCTAAAGTTTTTAATAAGCATTATATTGCTGAAGAGTATATAAAAGTTAATCATTGGAACTTAGATATACCATTTGCCTTTGATGAATTAAATCAATTGAAAGTAGATGTAGTTATAACAATGGGCTCTGAGCAAATGTATCCTTTACATGATTTAAGAACTGCCAATAAACACGCTATATTTGCTGTGCAAAACTCTAATGTAATAGAAGAGATGTATGGTATTAATTGTGTTGATAGTGAGAAAGCGCTAATTGAAAATGCAGGACTTAAAGACATTGATTATAGCGGTAAAATTAAACAGTTCTATTATGATTGGAATGGAAAAGTTTATTATGACAGGTTCATGGCGATTGGCAAAAAATAATAAAGTAAAGAAAGCATTGCATGAGGCTAGTGTAGACACTTTTATAGGTGCTATAATTATGTTTCCTTTGAGTGTAATTATAATCAAAACGTGCATAGATTACTTCGAAACGACATCAGAAGTTGCTGCTTTTGCTAATTTTTCACTCTTAACAGTCATAGCAATAATTAGAAAGGCATTAGTCCGTTTGCAATTTTCTAAGTACGATTAAGTATAAATATTTTTACGTTCATGTGTAAGTTCATTTACTTACACACGGAAGTAGACGATGATGTCGAAGGAACGCGCTTTCAACCAAGGAGGCGTATTATGTATTATAGAGGTACATTTTACAAAGCCCTGGCCAAAGAGAAAGCACAGTCTTTGCCAGGCATTTACAGAGGCGTTAAACACGACGCTATTCCTGTTTCCCCAACTAAAATGAAACAAGGCACTTATCGAGGAGTTCACTGGACTTCATAGGTAAGAAAGGCCCTGGGTCTTATTGAAGTAAAGTAAGTGAGGTGCCCAGGGCCTTAATATTAGGCGATGCCTAATTCTTTTCTACCAGCAGTGTGGTTGTCTCCTTCTTGTGCTGTCTTAATTACATGACAGCAAACGCATAATGTTTGTAAATTTTCTGGCCTATTATCACTAGGGTCTCCGTTTTTATGGTCGACGTGTAATAGTCCGTTCCAGGATTTGTGTACTACTAAACCATGATAATAGCCACGTTTATTATCTTTATCTTCGAAAACCTCTGGATTATTAACAGGATTTATCATTGGATTATCACCTAATGGACATGGAATACCTATTACGCTACCATCTCTATTCTCACAATAATCTTTTCTATGTCTTAAATATCCTGTTCTACTAGCATCAGCGTTATCTATCCAACCATTTCTTTTAGCAATATGATCTTCATACTCTAACATGGTTTCAAACCCTTGTTCCTTAGCTCTTTCTTCCTTTGTACAAGATTGACACCAAAATCTCCAAACAAATCCTGTTTTATTACCCCCACTTATATCTGGTTTATTATTACAACCAGGGGTCATACATTTTTGTGGCCTGTCAGGATGTGATGAGGCATCATTTGTAGTATTAAATACCGGCAGTCCATGTTTGTTTATACGTCTTACACTTTTAGTTCTTTTGTAAGCTCCTGCCTTTTTTAAATATTTTTTGGGTATCCGTTGGTCAGATGTTTTTGGCATTAGAATAAGTCCTCCAAACTTGCTGGTTCATATTTGTTATTATAAGGCCTAACTATTCTAGAATCCATGTAGATGCCATGCTGTTTACCAGCACTTGCATACCACTTAGCTCTGCCCTCAGGGAAATTATACGCTTTACGAAACACATCATCACCTTTTAACATTTCTGCTTTTCGTGTATTTTGTGCTCCTGCGTGTGTACTTGGTGAGGTGAATTCTTTTAGAATAATATTCCTTAGCATATATGTTTTGTAGCCGTTCATTGCTACTTCTAATGCAAAGAAGTCATCTTCACCTACTAATAATTGTCCGTCGATATACATAAACTCTTCGTTAAAATATATCTTTTTGTCTAGTCGCCTAAGGAAGAAAATTGTTCCTTTACAGCTAGCAAACTTTCTATCAAAACACATTTCATTATTCCAATCTATGTTCTGATATTTAGGATCAATATTATTATACTTGTCCTTAAATGCTCCATCACCAGGACGTCCGTCCCAATGGGGCATAAACAAATCTATACCATCAAAGTTTTCGGGATAATTTGTAAGAGCCTCACAAATATTCATACCTGTAATATTAGGAAACTCTGGATGAATTTTAAGAACTGCATCGTTGTCCATCATCAATGCCCATTCATAAGTTTCATCATTATAAAAGTCCTGTAATAGGACATTTCTTGCTTTACCGGGTGTGAGTAGACCACCGTGATGTGTTATGTAAGAACACCCATCAATATAGTCTTCATCATCATAATCCTGTGCAAGTATTTTTATTTGCATATCAGGATAATATTCTTTCCAAAACTCCACCTGTTTACGGTGGTTATCTACTCTCACCTTTCTAGCTTCCGGATAGTCTCTGCTACCGAAATAAGATATGATATGTGCTTTAACGTTAGAAGTCACCTGGAGCCACCTGTGCAACTGTTAAACCTCTGTCTCTCCACATATCAACGACTCTTTGTCTATCATCAAATGCCATAGTAGGATTAAATCCATCTTCAATCATTTTGTCTAACATCTGAGATTTAACTTCGTCATCGGGCCTAAAGTCTTTATCTGACCTCATGTATAATGCGTCAAATACTAAACCAGCACCCATTAACTGTTTCAAAGTTACAGCACGTTGAGATTTATTTCTACCTGAAGAAATAATTATTCTGTGCCCTGCTGCTTTTAGAGCTTTGGCAACGGCGAAGATATCTTCCTTAGCAGTGTCCTGGCTAGTTGCCTCTCTAAAAGCGTCAAAGTCTTTTGGACGTTGAACAACAAAATGCCTTCTGTGTTCAATATCCATCAATGTTCCGTCTACGTCAAAAATTACATCCATCATTACGCAGCCTCAATTTTTGCTAATCTTTCGTCTCTGTAACTTAGGGCACCTTCGCCTAAGTAAATATTTCCTGTTTCAGGATCTCTCACTAAATTACTAAGACTTGCTTTGTCGTCTTTTGCCTTTTGTATTAGTGAGAACTCTGCTTGTTCAAATGTAATTGCACCAATTTGTACAAAGTCTAATAGCATGTCTGCGAATGGAACCTCACCGTTTGATTTCCATACTGTAAGACCATCTACTTGAGCTGTTTCTTGAAACTTCATTTCAATACTCTTATCCCAAATATTACCATTAGGATCTGCTCTAAGTTGATCTGTAAAAAGAACGTCACCTGTAAAAGTTTTGTTCTCATCATGAACGCTAGCCATTCCGTAACGTTGCTTTGTTACTGTTTCGCCTGCTATTTTTACTTCGTTATCTAAGTACATTTATTACCTCACTTTTTTACTTTATACTATATATGATAGCATCTACGGAACCTAAAGTCAACCTTTTTTCGCTAATCTTTTGAAGTCTTTTTTACTGTAAAAACAATAACTTAGGCATCTGATTCAATATCTTCTATCATCATTAACCACATATCCTCGTCTGGGACTACGAATCCTAGTGTAATACGTGGTTCCGTTGTGCCGGCGCAGTGGTAATATACTTTATCTGGCTCTCTTCCTCTCCCATAATACCCTACTTTTGAGGACCAACCCTGAGGATCGTACATTGTATTGACTATTTTGGATTCAGGGTCTCTAAACTTAAAATACCCTCCTCCGTTCTTTGTGTAAGATAATAATATATTATAACCATGGGCATTCCAATTGTTGTGCCAACCCATGAATCCACCTTCCGGATAGTACACGGAAACTGCTGTGTTTCTAGCACCCAAATATGCACACAATTCTGTATTCATATCCCACAATGGTTTTCTAAAATGCTCTGGAGTTTTATCCATATTCATATCGTATGAATAAGATATCTCAGGATAACCTATGTGCTGTCCGTCTTTCTTTACAATTATATCTAAATAATCTTCACCGCAACAGTAATCAATACTCTCACCTGTATTCTTTTCATTTGCTTTAGCTAGTTCATTTAGTTCTGTTAAGTCCTGTTGAAAAAACCAATCTGAAAAGGGTGTAATTATTGCTGAAAGTTCTGATCCTAATTTAGTAAATCTCATTATCTGTCTTTATAAATCTCATGTCCAGGGATTGAATAATGCCAAAAAACTATTTCTTCTCCTTCTAATTCTTCTGGCAAATGACCGTTAATCATATTCCATCTTATTTTTAAGTTTTCATCCCATTTGACTCCGTGGTCGCTATAGGTTAAAAGTTTCCACATAGTAAAGGTATCCCACTTTCTAGCTTCCTCAGGATACTCTCCTATGTCATGTACATAACTGTAACCTTCTTCATCTTTTAATTGTTGTTTTAAAAACTCCCCATACCAACTATCCATTAATTTTAAGACATTAGGTTTGTTTCTATATAAAAACATACCGCAGTGCATTGTCATTCTTTCTGTATTTGAAAGTTGTACTAATTTTGCGTTGTATTCTCTTATGGGTGTAAATATTAAATCTAAATCATCTGGTAGCTGGTCAAATATATCTTTTACATCTTCATGCTGACAATCCATATCAGCATCTAAGTAACAAGTTATGCCTTTGTAAGGTGTTTGTGATAGAGCCCACAATTTAGCTCGTATATGGTTAGGTACTTCCCACCAAACAATACTATCTGCTACATTCCAATCTGTAGGTTTAATCCATTCTTCATGTGATGTAAATAAAGTGATATGTGCCTCAGGCCAAAATAGTTTTATAGAGTCACATAATTCTATGGCTGCTTGATAAAAGCGTTCGTGCTTGGACGCTACAATTAAAAACCCGTTATCAGGTATCTTCTTTTCCACTGATTACTCCTCGTTGAATTAAATCTTCTTGTATTAGTATAGATGTTAATGCACCTACCTCTAAAGGAGTTTTGGCTTTTCGTATAAGTCTTTTTAAGTCTGTATTTTTAGATTCCTTAACAGCGGCTATTTCAAATGCTTCTAATTTTGTATTAAATAGCATTTCTTGTTTGCGCCTAATCTCCTCAGTTTCTTTTCTAGCTAGACGTTTCTTTATATTTTCTTCACGTCTTTTTAAACCTTCTTCTGTATTAGCATCAATTTGTTCTTCACCGAACTCTTCAATGATTCTTTTATAGTCTGGATTTTTGCCGTCTGAGTCCTGAATGGACGCTGTTGCTATTTTACCGTTAGGATATTCTACTACCGCTATAATATGTTTGGCCTTTTTGTTAGACCAATAGGGATCTTTAAAGATGTATTTCGGTTCTTCTTTTTCTTTTGGTGCGGGAGTGATTTCTATGCCTGATAGATCAATCTTCTTTTTCGCCTTTGCCATAATATCTCCATAATGAACAATAATGTAAAGTTATTTATATTAGTTTGCAGTCTTTACCCACAGTGCTACGTTAGACACATTTTCACTTGAAGATTGTATAGTGTCTCCAGAATAATAACCAGTATATGTACCTGCATAGGTTCCTGAATATGCTGATGTGCCCGCATAGTATCCAGTATATGAACCTGAGTAAGTTCCCGAATATGTACCTGCGTAGTTTTTAGCGCCTGTGTAATAACCTGTATAGTATCCTGTATATGTACCTGAATAAGAAGTAGGACCTTGATACCCAGCAAAGAACGGTGTATAAGAGCCCGTATAGGATCCAGCGTATGTGCCTGAGTAAGCAGATGTTCCTGAATAGTTTCCTGTATAGTTGCCTGAATAATCTCCGGAGTAACTTCCTGCGTAGTTTTTAGCTCCTGTGTACCCACCTGTATAGTTACCTGTATAACTTCCTTCGTAACCTTGTGATGATATTTCTTTTCTAGTATCGTAGTAATAGTCTCCCATTCTAACCCAAGTACCACCTGAAGGTGAGCTGGCCTGTAATTTATATGTACCTATTGTATTGTCGATAATTCTGTTTCTTAAGTTAGGTGTTATTTGTTCCATCTCAGCTTCTGTCATTTCTTTAACACCTGAATCATATTTGACTGGTTTGTTGTTTGAAACTTTTGCTGTTGTAGCTGCTGTCTTTTGCCAAATGTAATAATTTGTGGTTGTACCATCTACTTCTGTGTTTGTGATTGTATAACGTGAAGTCCAAGTTCCACCACTTGGTGCACTTGTTGCTAGTTTATATTGGCCTACTGTATATGTGTTTTCTGTTACCATATCAGCAATAACTTTATCTAGAATGTCTGTATCTAGTTCTGAATCATTGAATTGGTTAGCACCTGTTGTACCTGAAGTCTCATAACCAAGAGGTCTATTTGTAATACTCTCTGATGCTGCTGCATTAACTTGCTTTGCTGTGTATGTTGTAACAGTTGTTGTACCACCACTTGCTGGGTGAGTACCTACGGCTTCTGTTCTTTTTGTATCTGTTGCCGTTCCTATTGTTGTGCCTGAACCTGAACCGTCTGTTGTAACGTTTAGTTCTGCAGTACCTGTACCATCAGTATTAGTAGCAAAGTCTTCTGTTAGAACTGCTGCATAGTAGTTTCTAATTTCCGCGTCTGTCATTTCCTGCAACCCTTGGAAGTTACTAGAACTTACCGGATAACTTGATGCTTTAACTCTTAATGGTCTCATTTACTTTTCCTTTAGTTTAGTCTTGTACCTGAAGAATCATAAATAATATTTGGTGTTAGTCTAACCCAGTTAGATGCGCTTGTGCAAACAAGTTTTAATGAATGTTTGCCTGCTAAATTTACTGCTGCATCTGCTGTACCACCGTCAATAGTTTCTCCACTATAAGGATACACCTTAATTGTAGTAGATGTATCGTTTAAAATTTCTACTGTAAGTCCCATAACTGCATCTGGGAGTACGACTCCTTCTGCGGAACTTGCTGTTGCGCTAGTTACGATATTAAATGTTTTTGCTAGGGCTGTCCCGCCTGATTGATCTGAACCGGCTGCTGCTACTCCTGAATTAATTGAACTAATAACGTACGCTTGTGCCGTAATATTACCTGAAGCTGTTACTGTTGTACCTGAAACGGTTCCAAGAGTTACATTACTTCCTGACTCGTACTTATCATTATTCAGATTAGTGAAGTTAGCGTCAACCTCGTTATTCGTTAACGGACTACCTTTAGCTGATCTTAATGTAATGGTTGCCATATTTCCTACCTGTTAATTATTTTCTCTGAAATCATTGTGATTAAAGTACGAATCTCAGATATCTCTTCCTTTAGTGTATTTATATCTTTTTCATACTCTAAAATTCTTTGCCTATGAATCTTTTGCATTTTATAGGCCTGTAAACCTTCTAAATCTCTACTAAGAACAGCTTTAGAGTTTTTATCTCTCACTAGATTTCTATCGTTTTCAATATTTATAATGTCTTTTTTAAACTGTTCCATGTTATGCCTGCAACGCTATAGCTCTCAAGTCTTTCATCTTGGGAACTTCTACTGTATTTGAACTTAATGGAACAACCTTAACAGCAAATGTTTTGTAACCTGTGTATGTAACTGTTCCTATTGTAGCTGTTGCTGTAGCATCAGAACTTGCTCCACCGCCTGATATTGTTATTGTTGGTGCGCTAGTATATTCTCTTCCTGGATTTTCTATAATCAACGAAGTTACTGCACCACTTGTAACCTCTGCTCTAATTTGAGCACCGAAGCCTCCTCCGCCAGTAACACTAACTGTAGGTGTACTTGTATAACCAGAACCTCCGCCTGTTAAACTAACTGCATTTACAACATCTAAATCATATTCAAATATTCCTGAACCATTTAATCCTTGTATGTTTTTACCTGAACTAGGTTTACTTGGTACTGTCCAATAATATTCTGCAAGTTCTTCTGTTGCTTCTGCTGGGTATCCTGTTTTGGTTAATTCAAACCAACTTAAATCCTCTTGGAAGTCTCCAGGATCTGCTGCATTTTGTAATTTAGCATATACTTTAATATCACCATCATTAGGCAATTCAGCATCTAAATATACTCTAAGATCCTCAGCATCCATGCCTTCTTCTAGTATTGCACGTCTACTAATATATCTTGAGGATGCGTTTCCTGCTCCCCTTCCATCTTCACCTGTAGCATCATTGTTTATTTCGTTCTTAATACATAGCAAGTCTGCTTGTGCCATATCTAATATTGGTGAAACATTATCATTAATTGTATGGAATTTAATTCTAACTCCTGCAGTCTTAGTTCCTGAATATGTGGTTGCTTCATTAGAATAACCATATATTGTTTTTTGTACACTCAACTCTTTTGTTAAGTTTAAATCAATTGGTTCGTATGATGTTGTATTCGCTGATGCTGCACTTGTTGTTGTAAGTGCAATTTCTGCATCTACTCTAACAGCGTCACCTGGCATCATTAAACCAAAGTTTAGCGCTACTTCGTCTACTACTTTATCTGTAAATGAAGATAATGTAGCATATCCTGTACTATCTCCTACAAGCATACCTGTTGTAAATGAATTTGATACATTAGTTGATAAATCAGGTTTAATTGCAAGTGCAGCATAATTGTAAAGATCATTCCAAAACTCTACAAGTCCTCTGCATAATGTTACTGTACCTGTTGCCTGTGTACCTCCACCTTCTTGTGATATAGTAATTGTTGGTGCTTTTTTGTAGCCACTCCCTGGATTTGTTACTGTAAGTCCTGTTACCGTGTCTCCTGTGACTACTGCTGTCAACGCTAATCCTGTACCTGTATCTCCTGTTGCAGGTGTTACAGAAACAGTTGGTGTTGATCCTGTATAACCTGTACCTGCTGTTGTGACCGATGTTGTAAATCCTACAACGTTGGCTCCAGGACTAAACTTTTTAACCGATGTAGAGAAATCTGTAAAGTTTGCGTAATCTACTTGGTCATTGTTTAGAGTACCTGTTAGTGTTGAACCCTTCTTAAATCTAGCTCTTCTAATTCTAAACATCATATCTTGATTCTGATATGGTGTCCAAGTTCTGTTGTTAGCAGAGCTAAAGAACATACCTGAATGAGGTTGTTTATCAATTCTATTGGTTGTACCAAATTGATTTGCACCGAGTTCTGCAATCCATATTTCAAAACCAGGGTCATCTAATTCTGGTTTAGGTACAATACAATATTCTGTGTCATTCTTAAGATAAACTAAATCATCAAACATGAAGTAAGTTGGGTTAAATGTTGTTACTCCATCAACAGTTGTTGATAAGTTAATATTCGCTGAGCTTTTATAAACAGATCCATTAGGAAGTATTCGAGGTCCTGGAACACCGTTTACTACTTCTCTAAGTTCCATTGTAACGCCTCTTGTATCAGATTTTGTTTTGAAATAAACATCTACACCTGTTATAAACACTCCACCAGGCAGTCCTTCAATTTTAAATGTCTGCGCTAATGGGTCCATACCTCCTAGGAGATCAAGTCTAAGTTCTCCAAAATCTGGTATTGTAAACGGTGGGAAATCATCAACCGGATCTGGGACGACTTCTGGCGCCGGATCAGGTTCCGGAATCAATGGTGTTATTTCTTCAATGACCTCTTCTACAATTGCATCTACGTCTGCTGGTTCTCCATCTTCTCCTGGAGGGCCATCTTCTCCTGGAGGGCCAATTGGACCTGGAGCACCAACCGGACCAGGAGGTCCAATGTACGTTGGTGTATGGTGATGGACTTGTGGAGCAGGTGGCGGTGGCAACGGTGTGCCTCGGCCAATGCTTATATTTGTTCTTTGATCTGTAACTACTCTATCTTCAGAGTGCTCTGTTGATGAAACATTAGCAGTTTTAAGAGCAATAATATTTTCTTGCGTCTGTTGTCTTAGTCCTGTGCTCTCATAGTTTGCCGTTGCAATAGCTCTAATAGGAGAGGATGATCCTTCTAATTGATCTACTAACTTAAATATTCTTAATCCTGATCTAAATCTTCCTGCAGGTAATTCAAATACTCCTACAAGAGTTCCGTTTGCATCTGTTACTAAGTTAGCTCCTAGTGCGCCATCATTAGGCCTACATAATTCATTTACATCTTCACCATCGAAGTATGCGTAAACTCTAGTATTAGGTTTCAATCTTCTAACATTAAACACAATCGCTCTAGCTCTCATAAATGGTTGGAAACTTACGTCTACAACACTTGAACCTAAACTTTGTGTTTCAGTAGTTGCTGAAATATTTAATGATGTGCCTTGTCTTGTTTGTGATTGTTCTATTGTTTGTGTAGTGAATGTTGAAGCGTTTGAAAAATTTGATCCTGAATTACCTGTTCCAAATGTATTTAGAACTTGTGAACTTTCTGCAACAACCTGTGCGGCTCCAACATCTTCCCATGCTCCCCATTGTGTACCCCAAGCATTTGCCATGTTTTCCCAGGCATCATAATTGCCATCAAAGTTTGTTGTGACTGCTGGTTGTACATCTGTTGCAACAAAGTTATCAATATCAGGTGTTAATGTTAAATCACCTGTATAAACAAATTGTAATTCTTTAACTAAGTTTTCTGTTTGCGATGCTTGTGTCTGTGAAATAAAAGGAATACTTTCATAAGGTAATGATACCATATGTTTTCCTCTTACCAATTTATTATCTGCTAGTGGTGTATTTCTACCACCTATATCAGAAGATGTTTGTAAAGGGACATTTTCCAATGCAAAGAATGGACGTGCTAATTTACGTTTAGGATCAATTGAAATTTTGTAATCTGGATCTGAAACAGCACCTGTTTTATGTCCTGTAAATTGGTCTACTAAAATACCATTTTTAAATCTATCAACACCTGTGCTATCTACAATAGTTTGATTTTTAGCAAATGTTTCTAGTAAATTTAATGATGCGTAGTATTCAAGATTTTTAATTCTTTGTTCTAGTACACCAATATCTCGCATAGTATATCTTCTATGGAATGTTTGTTGTACTCTAATTGCGTAATCTGGCCTATTAACTCTTTTAGCCGCTTCAGGGGCTAAACAAGGATACGCCGGTAAATCTATTTTTGCAAGTTCCATACCTCCTGCGGGTACTTGTGGGAACAATGGTTTGTCTGCGTATGCGCCTTCAATATATTTAATATCTCCATCTTTGGAAATATATACTGCTAGTTTTTTGCCTCTGTAAAATTGAAAGTCTGTTGTAAATGTTTTAACAGGAACAGGATTTTGTAAACCACCTGAAGGTCTATTAATTTGTTCTGCTGTACTAGGATTAACCGTAGCTCCTGCTAATGTACTTGACGATGCTGCTGTATTTGTCATTGACGGTCTAAAGTCAATTGTATTTCTTAAATCAAAGTCTCCCATTTTTGAAGATTTGTAAATAGGAATTTCTTCTGTTCTTATTGTATTTGCTGCAGGACTTGTTGCATCGTCTACAGGATAACTGTCTACACAATGGAATCCTGCGCCTGTAACGTTATGTGAGAAATATTTTAGTTTAACAACGATATATCTGTTTGTAGATAAATCTAATGTACTCGTTGACTTCTTAAATATTTTACAATGGCCATAATAGTTATCTGTTTGACCATTAAAGAATCTAAATTGATCCGTAACATCTGTTTGCCCTGTTGCATAATCTCCGTTAGAGCCTGCTGTAATACTTTCAATGGCATAACCATCGCTAAGTCCTAATGGATACTCCCCTGTTGTTCCGAATGGGTGTGATGCTGTATCAATCTTAACATAGATACCTTCTTCTAAGTTTTTATCTATAGGCGTATCATCTGATTTTAATACGTTTACTAGGATTTTAACTAATCTTGATTGAGTTCCTGCTGTTGTTATTGCTCCACCTAAATCAATTTTCATTGATTGCGTTGATGTTAATGTTACATCAACATTAGAATCTGTTAAATCTATATATTGTCCTGCTGCTACTGTTGCAGAGTTTTGATCGAAACCATCTTTGGCAATTACAATAATGTTTGCTTTTTTAATTGTGTCCGATAAATCATTTCCATCAGTTGCATAAGGAAACGACTCTCCGTCTCCTGCGTTTACTGTTATTGTTGTATCGCCTTGTGTTGCGTCTAGTGTAGCATCAAATTCTTTTGTGAATTGATATGTGTAATCAAAGCCTGATATTGATAATGTTTTAACATTTTCATAAGGCATTTGAAATAGTAATTTGTTTCTTTCTGTTTCTTTAAGTTCTGGTACAGTTCCTGTTAGGACTGCGTTCGCTACACCATCTACAGTTGCATTTTCAGATCTTAAACCTCTAACGGATGTAAAATCTCCTGTTAGCATTTTAACATCATAAACATATAGTTTATAAACTGCTGCAGTTGCTCCTGGAGTTCCACTCTCATATACTAGGTGTCTAGCTTTTGCTGTTCCTATTTTTGTTCCTGCTGCTGAACTTGCTCCGTTTTGTACGGTGTCATATAAATCTATAACATCTCCACCGTCAATATCAAATATACCTGAAACGTAATTAATTTGCACATAATTACCAACGGAAGTTGAGATTGGTAAGGATTCTTTTGTAACTATATCGCTGGTCTTTCTACCAACCATTTTTTTACTTTCTAATAATGTTCTCTTTTTACCATCTACATAAGCTTTACCTGGTGATACTTGGAAAACAAGTCCGTCTGCATTACCGCCATTTGCTGCTGTAAATACACCATTATTAGATGCTGTTTTTAAATGCTCCCTAACATCTGTTTGCATTCCTTGTACAACATAATCTCCAGACTCATCATTAGTTCTTTCTGCTAATATGTTTCCTAGTTGTGCTAGGGGATTGTCTACTACTCTTGAAAATATTCTAGTTCCAAATTCTGCTTTATAGTAGATAAAAAAGTTTGATGGTAAAGTATCACTAGATCCGTATGACGCTAATGTAACTACTTTCTTTAATCTATCCGCTCCAGGTGCATTATAGTTAAATGAACCTTGTGCAGGATCTAATAATGAGGTATCTTCTGCTGAGTTTACTGTGGATTCTGTAACTAAAAATCCTATATTTGCTGTTATATCTGCTGAATATCTATTTTGTATAACTGATAAAGCGTCAGTTCTAATAAATGCCCCTTGAGCAAAAATAATACCTGGTTTTAAAGATAATCTTTTTGTTTTTCCATAATAGTTTGCTTTAGCAGATGTAGTAGATGTACCACTACCTACAACAAAAGTCTTTCCATTTCTACTAGCATCTGTTGATGTAACTGTTAAAGTTTCTGATGCATTAAAATGCGTGTATGTTGTTTGACCACCAAAATTTGTATATTGAATATATATTTTCTTAAGAGCGGGTGAAGCGGCTTCTGTTCCTGTAGCAACTTCTACAATTTCGCCTATAAGGCCCGATGTTCCGCCTGTTACAGTATCGCCAACAAAAGATGATAACGTTGAATTATCAACTGCTGCACTTGATGCGTCTGTATCTAAAATTTTAACCCACTCAATGCTACTCCAAGTTTCTGCGCATCCTGTTACAATTGCACCTTCCTGCAATGTAAACGCCATTCCTTCATTAATTTGATTTTGTAGTAATGATTGAACTTGCGTTAATTCTCTGGCCTGTACTGCTACGCCAGGTTTAAATAAGATACGATGAAAGTCCTTAGCAGAATTAAAGTCGTCGTAATATGGTGCTGTATTTAAATCTAATGCCATGTTTAAAACCTAATTATTGCCTTTATTTGTTCCACCTGATCCTCCGATCTAATAATGGGAGCTCTGTTGTCTAAATAAACTATTTCGCCGGTAGAGTTGTCTACTTCCGGATCTGTTACACTATTTATACTCAAATTGGATATACTTTGAGTGGTATTTTCCAATGTTGATGAATTACTTATTAGCGGTACCTCTGCTGTGAGGTATATATTATTGTTCGTTGTGTCTATTTGTATTACCTGAAACTTACCGCCGTCGTTTGTTGTAATAATATCATCAGCTGCGTAATTGCTTGTTTGACCTGATGCTACGTTTATTATATGGCATGCGGTCGCTGTAACACCTGAATAATTATCTGCTGATGCTGGTGTTACTTTTATGTTCTTTAGTAATGATAATTGTCTAAAATCATTACCTAAAATTAAATCTTTATTGTCGTTATCTGAGAAGTTTACTGTTATACCTAAATTATGTGCAAACAATTCTCTGGTTACGTTTGAACCATGTCCCCCTTGAGGTGAAACAATAGCTCTTGCTGTTGCGTTAATACCTGGAGCCGATGTATTTGTAATTGTAACATTGGCATATGAATACCCCTGCCCTGGATTTGTAACTGCAATACTTGTTAATGCTCCTGTCGCTGAGTTTACATAAGCACTTGCTTCTGCTCCTGTGCCATCTCCTGTTATACTAATTACAACATCACCTTGCGCGTAATCTTGTCCTGCGTTTGTAACTTCTACTCTATCTACAGTTCCCGATACTGAGGCACCTTCTACTGCACTTTGTAATGCTGGTAAACTATCTGCGTCACCTAAATTAACTGTACCTGTTGCACCTGAGCCTCCGCCCCCCGCAAAATCTACGTGGGCAAAACTATATCCAGATCCTGCGTTTGTAATTGTTACACCTGTTACTGCATCTCCTGTCAAAGTAGCTGTACCTGCAGCTGGACTATTTACGTCACCGTCTCCAGCAATATTTACTGCCGGTGCACTTGTATAGCCAGAACCTCCTGCAGTAATAGTAACTCCGTCTATTTCACCGTTAACATCTCCATAAGGAGTTGATGTTAGTTTTCTAACAGGAATAAAATCGGCATCCAAAAATTTGTTTTGATCGGATGCCGATATTTGAAATAAAAATTTCCAAACGTATCCATCGCCTGGGTCATCACCATAACCTGTTCCTGTATCATCAGGTTCTATGGTGCTAAGGCCGTTATTATTATTAGAAATACATTTATATACTTTAAATTCAGAAGTTACAACAAAAAATTTAGCGTCTGCTAAAGTTGTAGCTCCTGAATAAGCTGGATTAGTAGTTGAGTACGCATCGTCGTATTGGTCATATACTGTATTAGCAGTCCATGTATGTCTTTTTGCTAACATACAGATATCTGCTGAGTCAACTCTTTGTATAAACATCATTGACCTTCTAAATTTTGATATATAACTATCGGAATCTATTGGCGTCTCAGGATTTGTGTCATCCTCCCACGCTGTTGTTTTTCCTACAGCAAAATGAAAATAGTCTAAGTTATTTTTGATATCTCTTAAATAACTACGAGCTAATTCTACTCTGCCTAATCTACGAAGTACGAGTGCCATTTACTAACCTACGAAATTGTTATTGTCCAAGTAACTGTCATTGAGTCTGAAGCGCCTTTATTAATAACAGAAAAAACTGTTCTACATAGTAAAGTACCTGCTGATGCTGCATTTAAAATACCTGCCTCAGTAATAGCTCCTGTACCTGTGCCCGCTGCAAATGTTGCAACGTATGCTACTGCGTTTGAAGTAACAGTTGTAGAAGTTAATGCCTGTCTAGCTGCCTCTGTCCCTAAAGCGGAATCTCCTGCTGCTGCCGCTGTGGCGGATGTACCAATTGCCATGTGAGACATAGCCGTTGCTGTTGCATCTTTCATTCTAGATGCAATAAAATCCAATCCATCATCAACAACCAAGTTTGTTAAGTTTCTTTTATCCTTAACATTTCCGTTTTCGTCTTTGATCTCAATGGTAAGCTTACCTGTTGCTTTAAATCCATCTTCTCGAATCATGTTTGTCTCCTAGTATTCTTTTTCTTATGCAAGTGTTCTAACGTCACCTACATAGTCTTCTGAAAGATATGTGTTATTCACATAATCTTGATTAATAATAGTTCCACTTTGTGATGTTGTAACTGTATCTAATGGGTTTCTAATTATACCAAACGTACTATCAAATACATCACTTACTGTAGCTGTATTATTAAAGACTACATTCGTATTTATACTCGATATTGCCTCAGTTATAGAAGTATTGGTAGAAACTGCCTTCGCATAACTTATCTCAAATGCAGGATTACCTACGTTGTAGTTGTCTGCATCGTTACCATCTGTGGAATCGTTCCAATAACCTTCTTCACAATACGGATCAGCTGTCTGGTCTGCTGCCAACGGAGTCTCTGAGATGTTCCCCATAGTAAAGGCAATAGCATGACTTTCTGTTGCATTGTGCGTATCGGTTAAAATTTTGCTAATATCTATAGCACGTGATGTATCATTTGTAGTTACCATTTCTACATTAATTAATTTGTAGAATACATAACCAGGAGAGCTTATGCTAAATCCTGTGTCAAAGAAAACATCACTTTTAACTAATAGATCTCCAAATACCTGCATACCTGCTGGATGCACCGTATCTCTTATTCTTCTGTCCCACTCTGTTTGTGGAACACCAGATTTAACTACATAAGAATAAGGTTGATATCTATTATTGTCTTGTAAAACGTTGACGTCTGATATTTTACCTCTATCATCTTTCCATTTACCTTCGTATTCAAACAAGTAACCTGTTCTCATTGTAACAATTATTTGCTCGCCACTAGGCGATGTTAATGGAATGTCTGTCTCCGCTTCTAAGAATGTTGAACCAGGATTGATAACTTGGAATGCTGTAGGAAGTCCTGCAGTAGAAACCGCTGTTACTCTTACAAACGCATCATTAGCTCCACCTTTGAAAGTATAGTTATCTGATGCACTTGCATGGTTAAAGAAATAACCTCCGCCTGCACCGTTTGTTCCGTCACCTGTAATGGCATAACCTCTGCCATCATCTCCTGTTTCATTAACTAAATAAACTTGTCCTACTTTAAATCCAGCATCACTTGCTGAACCCGAGTAAGATTTGTAGGTTACTCCTGTTAGAACTCTAACCAAATAACCATATATATTGTCTGTTTCGTTTGATTTACCGTCATCTACTACATAGGATCTTAAATCAGAACCTTGTGCTGTACCCGATGAATCATTATATTTTTCTGTATGAAAAATTATTCCTGCTGTTGTATAACCTGAACCACCTGCTGTAACTGTGACTCCTGTTACTTTACCGTTTGCTACGGTTGCTACACCTGTTGCACCAGATCCATCTCCTGTAAATTGTACAATAGGCGCTGCCTCATAATCATCACCTTGATTTGTCATTGTTACCGAGGAGACGGCACCGCCTGACAAAGTTACTGTTCCTGCTGCCTCTGCTCCCGGGCCAAATACCTCAGTAACACCGGCGTCATCAAATGTGACGATTAATTCGAATCTTTGTAATGTCAAACCATTTGTTTGATACGCGTTCTTTTTAACTCTTCTTACAGTAGCATTATGTTGTTTTAAAATTGTAACAGAACCTGTAGTAGAAAAATATCTAATATCTATCTTTTTACCTGTAAGTGATAATGGTTCTAAACTTCCTGCACCGTGTACAGCTTCTTGTATTTTAATTGCTTTTTCTTTACTGTATATACCGTCAGATGCTCTTAAAACATAGTTATTAGGATAGCTTACAACAACATTTTCGTTAAAAAGTAATCTAAAAAATAACTCTATGGATTCTCTGGATCCTTTTGCTTCGTAAAAGTCTTTCGCTCTTTTGTAAAAGAAAGCTTTATCTACTTTTAATGATTTTGGAAAATCATACGCTAAAGCTCCTCTCCATTTATCTAAAAATTCTTCGCTTGCTACATCTATATCAGCAGAGTAATTTCTTAAAGCGTCACCTTGTTTTCCTTCTTGGTCCATATAAGCATAATATTTTTCCAAAAATGTAACAAATGTAGGATATTCCTCTTTAATAAAATCAGGTACTTGTGACTTTAGTAAAGGTGAAAAGTTTCTGTGTTCGTATGTTGGTGTTTCGTTACCTACGTCTAATACAGCTGTAGCTGCTGCATTTTGTGCTGATGTATCACTTGCATGAGGTGTTATTGTAACCGTTGGGGCCGAAGTATATCCTGACCCTTTATTTGTAATAGTAATAGCTGTAATTGCGCCACTAAATACTGTGGCTGTTGCTTCTGCTCCTGTTCCACCACCGCCTGTAAATGATATCGTAGGTGGGTTATTATAACCCGTACCGGCGTTCGTAATTGTAACGCTTTTTACATATCTATAAAATGATGGGACTATATCTGCCATTAAACTTCATCTACTTCTTGTGTTGCACTTAGTCTGAGACCTATTTTACTATTAATAACTGAATCTGTAATAGAATCATCTAACGCCAATACAGTATTTCTACTTGGTTTTGCTATTACTGCTGCTGTACTTGTATCAGAAGTTCTAATTAATGCTTGCGTTGTAATATCAGAAACCGTATCATGCGTTTTAGCATTTATTCTTAAATGTGTTTCTGTTCCATATAAAGCTGCTATTATCATTGATTGTATTGTAATAGTACCTGAATCGTAATCAATTGATCCTACTTCTGCAATAATTGTTCCGTCTACTTTAACTGCATTTATAACACCTGTACCTGAGTATCCAGGGGCAACTACTGTTGTGCCAGGAACGTCTTTTAATGTAACTTTGTGATTTTGCCCGCCTACTGTAATATTAAAGTTTGTGCTTGAAACTTCTCTAGGATTTAATTTATGATTAAATTTAACTGTATAATTTTTACTGCTATTCAGTTCAACTTCAACTCTTTTTTGTAGGCTAGTAACAATATTTAAAGATTTTATAGAATCACTACTAGCTAAAATTCTGTTATGTAGTTCTGTAAAATAAAAACTTTTATTAAGTTTATTTAAATTTGTATTAAAATATCCATTGATTGCATCTCTAACTACACTTTCTACACCACCTTTAGATAGTGTTGTAACTTTAGGATTATAAACAATACCTATATCTAAACCTATATAAGTGTATTCAGGATCTACAAATTCAGGCATAATAGCAACAGGTGTTTTAGGTTCTATTACCTGTGTTTTAATATTATCTTTATCTGCGTCTGTTATAATAGACCCTGGTTGAGGGTTTAAAGAAATAAACACCTTACCATACATAGGAGGATCGTTCTTTTCTCCGCCCCATACAGAAACAGATGCAACGTTAGCATTACTTGCTAATATTAGTGCTTCGTAATCTGCTGATGTAACTGCTCTATCTCTTGTAGCATTATAACGTGGTGCATTAAATCTAATTGAATCAATGTTTTCTTTTCTTTTACCACCTGAAGATTGATACGCCAAATCGACTGTTGTAGTTTCTCCACTTCCTGATATTGAACTAGGTAAACTAAATGTTCTACCAAAATTACCTAATTCCCCTGAACTAACAATATAATCAACAGTAATAATATTATCTACGCTTAACGCTTTACCTATTACGCCGTCACCAAATCTTATTTGATATAAACCATCTGGACCTTCTTCTAAGAAAAATGCTTTTGTATCGTTTTTAACATTTAAAAATTTATCTGCTTTATTAAATGTATCTACTGTCAACGAAGTTAAAGACTCCTGTACTCTAACTCTTAATGTACTAACATCAACATTTTTATTTGGTATTGTAAACGGTCCTTGTAAGTTTGCTAGGTTTACAATAAATTGATTGGATACTCTTACTCCCTCTTTTACTTCTAAACTATTAAAATTAAATTGTGTTTGTGTAGTTGAACTTGCAGTTTGTCCTGTGTATCTACCATATGTAAGTTCTGATTCTATTTTTACACCAGAGTCTGTTAAATTATAAGTTCCTAAAGTTGACTTAGCGTGATTCATAATACCGCTAGGCATATAAAATGTAACTCCAGGATATTCAGAGAATGTATGTGTATGTGCTGAAGGATTTGACGCCGTGTCAGCAGCAACTGCTGCCGCTTCTGTTAAATAAAGAGGATAATAATAACCTTTTCCGTGTGTTGCGTCTGTTCCAAATAGATAGTAAGGGCCTACTCCACCTGCTGTAACAGCATTAACTACGGTGGATTCTAATGGATAAAATGTATATACTACCTTATCTATTGTAGTTGTGAATCCTTTATCTCTACTTATTTCTAGTGAAGTAGATGTATAAGAACTGTCTGGAATAATACTAACATTTAATTTTGCTACTGCTCCTAATCTAGAACTTGGTGTATAACCAATCGCTCTAGCTAGAGATACAACGGATTCTCTTTTTACCGCTGTGTCTAAAAACCCTTCATTAGCAAGCATGTGTGCTAACATACCATTATAATGTGTATTATATGCTAGCAACTCAATTAAATGAGAAAGTCCTGAACCTTCAAAATTATAATCGCTAAACTCTGTTTGTGCTTTGAGATAATTTTTTAAGTTTGACTTAATTTCCTCAAAATCTAACTCTGTTACGTTTAATTGTGCCATTTTACCTGATCCTGTCTAATACTACTGATAGTTGCGTTGGTTCATTAACTCCTACTACTCTGTAAAATATATCTATTTTCCAATATAATTGATCTATATTTTCTGTAAGTTTTACCCTTTCAATCAATGCTCTCGGCTCGTATGCCTCAAGTATTTCTTCAATTTGTCTTTCTACCATTGGCCTTACAACCATGCTATTTTCAAATAACATTCTATATACAGGGGACTCTATTGTAGGATTAAACTTTCTATCATATTTCTTTGTTAAAAGTAAGTTTTTTATTGATTGCTTAACCGCATTTACATCTATCTTTTTATTTACGTCGAGAGATACTGCATTTGCCGTAAAGGCCATGTCAATATCCTTATATATTCTTGTAATCTCGCCCTTTGCCATAGTAGTATTTATAACGGTTTTTTGTTAAATTCTAATTTTAGGAACGTCAAACTGTATAAAATCGTCTGTTGCTTCCTTGTTAATTGCTTCTATATCTAAGTCTAGTTCAAACTCAGGAAAATCTGGTAGTTTTCCTGATTTTAAAAACGCTACCGGATCTATTTCTGGGAATTTTGTAGGTATTCCTTTAAGTGTAAATCCTACACCACCAGCATCTGGCATAAAGTTAGGAATCATTTCACATATTTTACTTATTTCTAATGACCCGTTTCTAAGTGCTGTTACAACATCATCTAAAGAATCAAAATCTCCTAAATCAACATCTGCAAATCTATCTTTCATATACTCTAGTTGTTGTTCCAATGCGGGCAGTGCGGCCGCGCCTGCCAAAACCATGCCTGCTATATCTTCTACAGCATCTTGTAATCCTTTTAATTCTTCAGGAATAAGACCATCTACAATACCTAAACCTATTTCAGGTATTAATATTTGTACGGCATCTAAAGCCCCATTAATAGCTGCCTCGGCCTCCTGTTTCATTTGATTTAGTTTACCTAAAGGAGACTCCTCAATTAACTCATCAATTTTATCATCGATTATATCAATTGCATCTGCCAGACCCATTAGTCCTTCTGCAGGACCACAAGCATCCGCACCACCTAAAGCACCTTTAAATGCTGAAAGCGCTGCTGCTCCCGCTGCAATTCCAACGGCAATATCTTTTATATCAG